GCCAACTATACCGTTTTCGGAGATGCCGACGTGGCAGCCGGTTTTGGTAATTTTGCCGGCATGGGCGGCCAGTATGTATGAGTAGGTAACTGCACTCTCAAAAATCACAGTGGCTTGCACATTGAGACAGGCATTCGGAAACGCCACCGGGAACACCACCGGCAAAAAGCCGTCGTCCGGCACTTGCAGTGAGCCCCATTCAAAAATTATCCCGTCTGCCATTTTTTGGTAGCCTGATGCCGCTTTTTGAGCCGGGAACAGGTTGCGAACTGTTTGTTCAAAGTCGGCAATATCGGCGGCGCGGTGGGTGTGGGCTTTTGGAGCTACCTCATCGCGGTTGGCCTTGCGCTGTATATCTGCCGCCAGCGTGGAGGCATCCAACACACCGGCATTGGTAACCTTGCCGTAGGCCTTAATCCACATCACCACGTCGTCCAGGCTGTCTTTGGCCTTGATGCACAGCACCATTACGATGGCTTTTGGTCGCACCTCGTCAGCAGTGGGGACAGAGCGGGAAGCATCAAACACCACCCGCTTCCTTCTGTTGTTGTGGTCGCTGTCGCCTTTCGAGCTGCTAAATGTCGCATTTGCACCGTCGTCTAAGTCCATCGTGAACGCCCCGTCGGCCTTGGTGTATATCGTGTACCGATAGCCGCCGTATAAGGCTTCGATTCCACCCGTAATGTTGCGGATGGCATCGCCCTGTTGTGTACCGACCGTGAGGCTACCTGATGCGTTGCGGATAAAGCGGTCTTCGGCCTTTGGCACCGCATCGATTGAGCCGTACTGCGCCACCAACAGGCGGTAGAGTTCGGGATAAGCGGACTGCGTTACCTTGGTAGCAATCTCGTCGTACTTAATCCAGCCTTCCGGGATGTCTGCAACCGGGAAATAGGCGGTCATGCCGATGTCGGAGCGGTTGAGCTTGGGCAGCCTGTTGCCGCCCAACACGCGATACAGGTCGGGATAGGTGGATTGGGCAAAGGTGCTCCCGTCGGCTTTCAGGTAGCCTTCCTGATTGGTAACGGCGCGGGGGAATCCCACCACTGCGCCTACTGGCAGGCCTTTGCCGGCAGATTCAACAGCCTTGTCGTAAGCCGCCTTCACCGCCTTCGGCGTGGCTGCCAGCTCTTCGCTGTTGCTGTCAGTGGCAGACGAGAGCTGTACGATGCCGGCCTTGGTAGTGCTGGCCGCACCCGGTTTGTCCTCCTCCTGCTTCTTCTTCAAATACTGCGTCCGCGCAGCCAGTTCCTTGGCCTGCCGGTTGGCAATGCCGTTCGGCCCGCCCAATACCGGGTCGGTGGTTTCCAGCTGGTAGATACCTTCCGCCCATTGCGGGTTGCTCAGTTCTTCCGTGATATTCGCCATTTTTAAGCTGCTCCAAAGTTAAAGTTGCCGTCGTAGGCCGCCCGCCCGTTGTAACGCAGGGGGACGGCCTGATAATCCAAGGCTGCCAACAGGCAGCGTGCCGGCGCGAAGGCGGCCAGCGTTTTGCGCAACAGCGCGGCCTGGTCGTTGGTAATCACGCTGTTCATAACGATGCGGTAGTGCGCCCAGTAGCTGCCGGCACCGTAAACATGGCTGCCGTTGTAGTTGATGCTGCCGTCGTAGGTTTGGCCAGTGAGCCCTTCGATAATCCGCACCTCGCCGAACCCGAGCCGCCGCACGATTTCACGGATTGCCCACGGCGTGCCTTTGTAGCGGTGCAGCTCGTAGGCACCCTTAATCAGCTTGCGCCGCGCATCGTCGGATTCGGCCAGCCAGTAGCCGTCGGCACCCAAGATGCTGCGGCTCTCGGCCAAGAGCGGCAGGTGTGCGGGGGCGACCAAATCGACCAGGCGCGGCATCAGTTGCGGCAGCTCGGCCAAATCCAAACGCAATCCTAATTCGGCCAAGGCACGGGCGCGTTGGTCGCGTTCGATGATGGCGGCGTAGGAAAGTTTGGCCATCGTCTAGCCCTCCGCCGTTTGTGCGGCAATGCGGATGGTGGTACTGGTGCAGCGCGCCCACTGGTCGGGCTTGACCACGGTCAGCGGCAGGTTATGCAGCACCACGTTGTAGACACCGGCCACTTTCAGCGCACTCATGATGTCCAGCGGCACGATGTCCAAACCGAGCCGGCTGCGGCGGGCGGCTTCATACACCGCCCATGCCTGCTCGGCCGCCGCTTTGGCGGTGCGGGCATCGGTGCCGGTAAACAGGGTCAGCTCGGCGTCCAGCGTGTAATCAACGGCGGTCGGGGCTTTGACCACTACGGTGTCGCACAGCGGGCGGCGTTTCTCGGCCGATAAGGCAGCCTGAATCTTGCCAATCAGCTCGGCATTGGGCAGGCCGTCTTTGGCCAGCACGGTCACCGCCACCCGACCGCCTATAGGCTGGCCGCCGCCGTCGGTATCGTTGGCCACGTGTACGTCCACCACCGCCGGGCTGGCCTGCCGCGCCCAATATTGGTAGGCACCCACCGGCCCGGCTACGCTAAAGCTCTCCGGCGCCAGCAACACGCGCTCGCGGTAGGCTTCGTCGTCTTCAATTTCCACCCCGCCGGCGGAAACGGTAGTGTTGCTGACGGCCACATCAATCGTCGGATGCAGCCGCTCGGCCAGGCTGTTGATTTGGCCGACCGACCAGCCGTTGCCGACTGTTCCGGTTTCGGTGCATTCGGCGGCCACTTCGGCGCTGCTTTGGGCGGCAGTCAGCAGGGCAGCTTCAGTGGTGACAAAGCTGGTCTGCCCGGCATTGACCCGCGTGCCCTTGGGTATGGCAATTTGTTCCAAACCGCTCAATACCGCAGTAAAGCGCAGGGTGGTCAAGGCAGGCTGCGCCTGCAGGCGCGGGGTGGACACATCATCACCGCACAAGTCCAGCATCAGGCCGGTGGCAAAGCGCGGATGCTGCTGGCGGTAGGCTTCGTTCACCTGCTGGCGCAGCAGGTGCTCACGGTAGGCAAAGGTGTTGATCAGCAGGCGTTCGATATGCGCCGGCTGCAACACTTTGCCCGCCCGCTGCTCGTAGTCGGCGATGGTGGCGGCCAGGGTTTGCGCCAAGTCGTCATCGACAATCTTGACTTCTTCGCGTTTTAACTTGCTCAAATCCATTTTCAGGTAGCCTCAAGCACAATGTCGGTGCGGTAGATTTCGCCCGCTACTTCATCCGCTACGCGCCAATGTACGGTCATGTTGATATGCGGGGCGTGGCCGCTAAACGTGACCTGCTCGACCAGCGCGCGTTTTTCCCATGTTTGGATGGCGAGGATGACCTCGCGCACGGTATTGGGGATAAATTCGTCTTCCGGGTAGTCCACATAATCAAACCAGTTCGAGCCGAAATCCGGCCGCAGCACGTCGCTGCCCTTGCGGGTGGCGAGGATGTTTTCGATGCACTGGTTGATGTCGTCGAGGTCTTGCACGATGTCCTGCCCGCTCGCGAGAGGGGCGGGCTGCCAGTGGCGGCTGCGCGGGGTGGGCTGGGTAGTCATGGGCTTATTCTGCCTGTGCGGCGGCGGCGGGTCTTTTAAACGGGTTTAAAAAACAATCCCCGTATCGGGCGGGATACGGGGATTGTGCTGCGGGGCTTGTCCGCGGTCTTGTAAAACGTTTTCAAAAATCAGCCGGCCTGCATGCTGCCGGTGGTGCCGCCGGAGTCGCCGGGGTGGACGTGGCCGGACACGCTGATGCCGTTGAGGATGATGTCGCCGTTGATGCGCACGGTGCCTTCGATGCTGGCGGTATCGCCCCCGCCGCCGTTGGAGGCGGTCAGGCCGGCGGTGTAGGTCAGCATGCCCTTGACTGTGGTATTGCCGGTAATCTCGGTTTCCGGCGACTGAATCTCTACCTTGGCGGCCGCCTTAACCACCACCTTGCCCGGGGTGTCGACGGTTACCTGCCCGTCGGCTCTGTTGTGGCTGATGACGGTGCCGTTGCTGAATTTTCGCAGCCACATATTCGCATCGGCGGCGGGCGTGCCATCCTGCTCGTTGTAGATGACGCCGAGGCACACACCGCCCTCGCCGCGCGCGTCCAACAAACACACGGCCAAGGCGCCGGGGTCGGGTAGCGCGTAGAACTGGTTGCCGCCCGCGCCGAGGCTGACCACCGGCAGCCAGTCGGTTTGGATGTCGTCCAAAGTCGGCACGGTCACGCGCACCGCGTGTTTGGCCGCGTCCACCGCCGCTACGGTGCCGAACTGCAGGGTGGCGGTAAAGTCATGGGTTCGCATTTTTGGCTGCCTGTTTTTTGGGTTGGGTTGCGGCGGCCGACTGCGGCGGCTCGTCCGGCACGTATTCGACCATCTTCACTTCGAGGTCGCTGGTAAAGCCGCCGCCGCGGCGGATTTCGTGCCGCGCCTGCTTGACCAGATACTTGCCAGAAAACTTCCCAAACCCCTTGAGCTGTACCACCTGTCCGGCCACCAGCTTGGCGTTGCCGACCATGGAGAAATTGCCGGCCACTTGGCTTTGCTGCGCATTGGCCAGCGCGGCATCGGCACGGGCATTGACCTGCGCCTGGCTCTCGCCGCGGTTGGCCACGATTTTGAGCGTGTCGCCGCTGCTGGCGCGCTTGCCGCCCGGGCGCAGCGCCTTGCTGCGGCGGCGGGTGCGGCGCGTGGTCTTGCGTTTGGCATCGTAGCCGCTCACCACCGCTTCCTGCGGCACTCCTTTGATTAAATCCCGCAATCGGAAGTTTTTAATGTCCTCCGGCAGCAACACCGCCACCGGCTTTTGTTCCGCCAGCGCGTCGTTGGCCTGAAAAACCAACTGCCTGCCGACAATCTTGAAGGTGTGGCCGTACTCTTTGGCCAAACGGGTCAGAAACTCCACATCACGCTCCTGATACTGGGTCACGCGCTCGATCGGGATGTGTCGGATGGTGCCGGTTACCTTTAGGTGCAACCGCCGGGCAATGCGGCGCACGATATCGGCCAGCGTGGTGTGCTCGTAGGCACGGCCGCGCTGGGTGCGGTTGGATTTGGTGATGCCGGTGGACAGCGCTTTCAGGGTAATCACGGACGGCGGGTGCTGGTACTCAATCTCGGCCAGCTCCATGCTGCCCAGCTTGAGCATGCCGTTAATCTGGTCGCCGATTTCCAAGCTGATTTTGTCGCCCTGCTCGGGATACCACTTTTGCCGCCAGCGGCCGTCCACGTCTTCCAGCTCCACCTGCACTTCGTCGCTTTGGCCTTCCAGATAGTCGGTATAGCTGACGGAGAGCAGGTAGGGCTGGATGTCGCTGGTAATGTCCTTTTGCTCGTATTTGATGATGACCTTGGGCAGGGTCACCGGATGGCTGGCCGTGCTGTTCAGGCTACCTGAAAGCAAGGCACCCAGATGGAGGTTAGGCATCTGCATCGTCGTCTCCGTTATCGCCGCGCAGCCACGGCGGCATGTCGGCTTGGGTTTGGGGTTTGGCCGGGATAACCGGTACAAACACGGTCAGGTTGGCGGCAAACTGCTCGGCCGCCGGCAGGTGCGGATTGGCGGCAATCAGGCGGGAGATTTCCAAAGGGTTGCCGTAGTATCGCCAGGCAATCAAATCCCAGCGGTCGCCCTCGCGTGTCAGGTGTCTTAATACCGATTCGCTCATTTCGTCCCGTCCTTTCTGCCGGCCAGCCACGCGGTCAGGCTTTGCGCACCGCGTGCGCCGTTGTTCAGGCTGTCGGCGGCCGAGGCAATAGCCGCCGCGCCGCCTTCCAGCCAGCCGCCCACCGTGCCGCTTTGCGCACCGTTGCGCAGCGCGGCCAAACCGCCGGAGAGTTCGCGCGCCGCCTGGCCGCCGTAGGCCAGCATTTCGGCCGCACCGGACAGGTTGCCGATGTATTTGCCGACTTCAGGCAGCCTGTTCAGTTTACCCAACGCCATGCCGCCAAGATTGACCGCATCGCCCACCACGCCGAGTAAAGCGAGCGGGTCGTGTTTCAGCTCGCGGGCATGGGCAATCAGGGTTTGCAGCTGCCCCACCTCTTGTTCCACACTGCGGTAGATGCGCACGCCGGTCTGCACCGCATCGGCCACTTTGGACAAAGGGGCATGCACTGACTCGGGCAACATGGCAAGCAGCGGGTTTTGGCCGTTGGCCACGCCCGGGGTCGGCAGCGGATTGTTCGGGTCGCCGACAAACTCGGTCAGGCTCACGTCCAGCTCGCGCGCGGCGGTGCGCCCCCGGCCGTCCTGCAGCAGGGTGCGGGCGGTCAGTGATTCAATCACAAACCAGCCGACAAACCTGCCGCTCCCGAAAACCAGCGACACCGCCTGCTGTGCCTCCTTGGCCGCAATCAAGCCCTTGTAGGCCGCGTCCACATCGCCCAGCTTCCAATGCAGCTTGATGCCGAAGCGGATTTGGGTCAAATCGTTGCCCATCGCCTGCAGGCGCGGCCGACCGGCCAGCACTTCATGCTTGGCATAGCTGGCACCGTGGGTCTCTTCAAGGTCGGTAAAGCTGCCCAATAATTCAAAACGGACATCGCCCAACATGGCAAACATCAATAAGCCCTCCTGGCTTTATCGGCCATCAACCGTTCAAACAATTGCTCAAACTCGCGCAAGCCTATCTGCATGGCTGCCTGAATTTGCCCTGCATCGCCGCCGGGTGCATTGATGGTCGGATTGAAATGTACCGTAATGCCGCCTGCCGCAGCCGTGCCCTGCCGTGCGGCAGAGAGTTCGGCGCTGTTGGCGGCCATTGAAGCGGCCAACGAGGAAGTGTTGTCGCTAAAACGCTGTTGCAAACCACGCGAAACCGAGCCGATAGCAGCCAACGGGCGCGGTGCGGCTTGGTTGATACCGATTTGCAGGCCTTCCATCATCCAGCCGCCAAAACGGCGGAACACGCGGCTTGGCGATCGGATCTGGTTACTTTGGGCAAAGGCATTTTTAAACCACGCCGCCTTCTCGGCAAACCAGCCCTTAACCGCTTCGAATTTGGCGATTAGCCCATTCCATAACCCTTGAATGATGTTGCTGCCGAACTCGGTAAACTTGGCAGGCAGTTCGATACCGAACCAGCTCATGACCGCCGAGAAAGCCTGATAGAAAAGCCCAAGTGGAGACCAATTGATGATGGTGGCGGAAATATTGCCGATACCACTGTTGAAAAAGCCGACGATTTGCTGCCACAGGCTACTAAAGAAATTGGACAAATCCGTCCACAGTAGCTTCGCTCCTCCAACAATATCGTTCCAGCGGGTGTACAACATATAAGCAGCTACCGCCATCAAACCTAACGCGATACCAATAGGGGTAGTCAGTAGGAATCGACCTAGTGCCATAAATGCCTGACCAACCATCGGCAGGAAGCGGATTAAGCCCGTACCTAGATTGATAATGAGGCGAAAAGCCGCCGAACCGATACTGCCCAGCAGCCTAAACGCAGCCCCACCCACGGCACGCACCAAGCGGAACGAACCACCAAGCAGGCGCATGGTTGCGCGAGCCTGTCGGGCAGAGAACCCCAGCGTACGTAAGGCCATTACCCCGCGTCCCATGCGGAACAACATCATTGCACTCTTTAAGCGCATCAAGCTGCCGATAAAGCTAAACAAATGACCGGCGGTTCCCAAAAATGCCGTTCCCAACAGATTCAGACCAAAGCGTGCTAATAGCGACCCGGCTTTAAATCCAACCAGCAGAGCAACTACTTTGTAGATGTTTTGGATTAGCTCAGGATGTGCTTGTGAATAGCGGATCAGGTTATCAATAAGTGGCTTTACTTCGGCCAGCAACTCGTTAATCTTGGGCAGCACCACAGAGCCAATCGTGATACCCAAATGCATCAGCTGGTTCTTGAAGGTCTGCCATTGCGCGGCTGTGGTCGACATGCGGCTCTGGAACTCTTTATCCATACTACCGAGGTAATTGGCTTGGCCATTTTTCCCCGTTTCCTGCAGCTGGCGGATGGAGCGTTCATAGGTGTCGACACTACCGGCCAGCACAGCGATATCGTCTGCATATTCGCGGCCGAACAAATCCACCAAGGCGCTCATCTGCTGCTCTTTCGGCAGGGCGTTAATACGCTTGATGAAATTAACCAGTGCCTGTTCGCCGTTTTCGGCGATTTCGCGTTTCAATTGTGCCGCCGACATCCCCATCGACTTCAGGGTGTTTTGGAAACGGCTGCCCTGTTTGTCGGCTGTCATCAACCTAACCAGCATGCCGTTGATGGCCGTACCCGCCACTTCAGGGCGCTTGCCCAAGCTGATAAAGGCATTAGACAGAGAGGCAGCCTGCTGCTCGGTCAGGCCGAATTGTTTGGCCACACCGCCGATGCGCCCCAAAGTATTGACGATATCCGATGCCTTGGCCGGGCTGGAGTTGGAAAGATGGTTAATGGCGTCACCCAACCGGTCGATTTGGGCAATCGGGATTTGATACACGTTGGCCAGCTTGGCCATGCTGTCGCCCGCCTCGTCAGCCGACATATCGAAGGCCACGCTCATCTTGGCCACGGTCTCGGTAAACGCAGCAAGGTCTTGGCGGGCAACCCCCAACTGGCCGCCGGAAGCGGCAATCGCCGCCAGCTCTTTACCGGCCATCGGGATACGGTGGGTCAGCTGCAGAATATCCTGCTGCATTTCCTTGAACTGCTGTGGGGTGTCGAAATCCACCACCTTGCGGACATCGGCCATTGACGATTCAAAATCCATCGCCATCTTAACTGGCACCAGCGGAATACCGGCGGCGGCCACGGCACCCATGACCTCCGTTTTCATTTGCTCCCTGCCGTTACGGAGGTTCGTTAATTGTGCTTCGATTGTACTTTGGCGCAGACGGTTCCGATTAAGTCGGCTAATACTTCTGCCCAACCCGTCATACTGTCGCTGTAACTGTGCTAACTCCGTACGACCAATTCCAGTGGATTGACGAATGGAGTCGCCAAGTCGAAGCTGCTCGTTACGCAGAATTTGTACGCTGTGTCGTACCCCATTCACTCCGCCAACTAACGAACGCAAAGCAGAAACAGTGCCGCCGATGGAGGCACCTACCTTGACCAGTATTGATAATTCTGCTGCCATGATTTACTATCCAAATACATTGAAGCGAAAGGGGGGAGCATGATGTCAATGATTGCCGTGTTGCTTGGTGGCCTTTGTTTGGCCTGTATCGTTTTGGGCATCGTACTTGGTTGCCTGTACGGCATAGCTGAAACCCTGTGGATGCTGGGCTGGCTGCCGCGCAGCTGGTGGGATTTCAAACGCAGCAACCCTTCTTAAAAACCTTTCCGATAGCCCGCCTTGATTTGGCGGGCTGCTTCTTTCTGGTAGTCCTCGAATTCTTCCAAGGTCAAACCGTCAATCGCACTTGGCGGCCAACCAAACCACCACGCCATATCGGCACAGGCTTCGCGCAACGCACGGATGTTTTCCTCGCGCGACCTTTTTTCAGACGGCTTCTTCCTGTCCGAAGCGAAAAGTGGCCTGCAACTTATTCAAGTCTTCAATATCCAACTCGTCCAAATCTTCCGGCACTAGCCCGGTAATGCGTGACAAAATAGCCAGACCCTGTGCCGTCTCGCCCTCGATGTGCAATACCGCACGCAGATCGCCCACCTTGGCACGGCGCATCGTGATTTGTTCCAAGGTTTGGCCGGTAGCCAGTCGCACTGGGTATTTCAGTTTGATGGTAGTGGTTATGCCTAAGTCTTCCTGCAGCTGTTTTGCATCACTCATTTTTTGCAATCCTTTTTCAAATTGGCCGGGCGGCGCGGCCTGACAAAACCGCCGGTGGTAAACAAAAATCCCTACATCGGATTTGATGTAGGGATTGTCGCTTGCGGGCGCTTTAAAGGTCTTTTAAACGGCTTTAAAAAACTATGCCCCGATATTGCGCCGGTAGGTCTCTTCCACGTCCACGCCGTCTACGCGGTATTCGTTACGCAGGGCGTTGTAGTACAGCACTTCGCGCCCGTCCAACACTTGGCGGATTTCGGTGGTCTGGTAGGTGCTGGAGAACTCCGCCTTTTCTTTCGGTTTGTAGCCGCCCAGCGCGTTCTTGCTGAAGGTTGCGGTCACCATCGTTACCAGCGGCACTTCCTTCACGCGGCCGGTGGTGTCGTAGGTCTCCACGTTGGCACGCACCATCAGCTGCACCGCCTTGTAGGGGTTGGCAGCTTTGTGCGCCACTTCGGGGAAAAAGCTGTTCCAGGTAATCTCGCCCTCGAGTGCGGCCACGCCCATCGGCAGCTTGACCGTGCCTTTCAGCCCCAGTCCCTTGTACTCGTCCTGCTCAAACTCAAATTCCGGCAGTTTGAACTCGCTGGCCTTGCCCAGCAGCTCGTTGCCGTCGATGTAGACGTTGGCGTTGTAAATTACTTTGATATCGGACATCTTTCATTCCTTCCTTATCGTTGGCTGACCAAGTTGGCCAGATATTTGCGGGTCATCACGCTGGCATTGCTGATGCGCTCGGCCGGCAGCTTGGGCGTGTATTCGTACTTGATCGGCACTTGGCCTTTGCTGAAAGCATCCACCAAGTCGTAGTCGTAATCCAAATCCACGCTGTAGCCGACGATGGATTGCAGGGTGCCCAGGTAGGTACGGATGGAGCCGAGCAGGCTGTCAATCAGGGCATCGTCAATCGGGCGGTCGATATACTGCAATTCGAAGCGGCGGATGGATTCGTCGATCACGTCGCCGGTACGCTGTGCCACCTCGAAGTTTTTGATGTGGCTGACGGTCGGGAAGCAGGCCAGGCGGTTGCCCCAGAGGCGGTAGCCGGTGCCGTAGCTGTTGAACACCGTGGTAATGCCTTTTTCATTCAGCCGGTTGGTGTCGCTCTGCGGGTCGTCGGCGCGGGCGGCCAGCGGCATTTCGATACCGGTCACGCCCAACAGGTCACGGTTGGACGAGCTGTACCAGTAGCCCTGTTCCACGTCGGTCTTCATCCTCAAACCGGCGGCGTGGGTGGCCAGGCTTTCCACGCCGAGCAAACCCAGCACATAGGGATAGAACAGCATCATACGGTCGCTGGAGGTTTGGAAGTTGATACTGCCCAATGGGCCACGGCCTTCGATGGCCTTGCTCAGGGTGGTCTGCTGCGGGGCGGCGGCGTAGCCGATGGCCTTAATCTGCTCGGCCAGCACTTCGATGGCGGCGCGGCATTTGGCGGTCTTGTCGTACTCGGGGACGATGATGATTTTGGCATCGGCACCGAAGCGGTTGAAGCCTTCAATCACCGCCTGCAGGCCGGTGCGTTTGCCGGTGGCGGCCACATAAGCACCGATGATCTCTTCTTCGGTTACTTTGGACGGGTCGGTGTAGGTATAGCTGATGGTCGGCGTGGTCGGTTTGGTTTTAAACACAATCTCGCCGGCCAGGGCATCGGTGACGGTGTAGTCGCTGCCCTCGTTCAGGGCACTGGCACCGTCTTTTACCGTGTAACCTGTTTGCAAGGCCGGATGGGCGGTGCGGGCGGTCAGGGTGTCGGCATCGACCGTCAGCGCCTCGTCGGCCACGCTGCTCTTATGCTTGGCCGGGTCGCACACATTGACCACATAGGCGGTACCGGCCTTGTAGCGGGTAAAGATATTGGCGGCATCGGGCAGGGTAAACCCCTTGCCGGTCAGGCTGCTGCCAAATTGCAAGAAATCGCGGGCGGCGGCGCATACGGTCAGCGTATTGACCGCACCGGCCGGAGCCGTGCCGACAATGGCGGTAATCGCGCCGTCGGCGGTGTAGATCGGGCTGGTGCCGCCGTCGATACGTTTGGTTTCCGTACCGTGGTGGAAAGCTGCGGACATAATAATCTCCTAGGGTTTGGGTTTGATATTGGAATTGAGCGGCTGGCCTTGCTGCCGCAGGTACAGGCTGCTGACTTTGGGTCGGATATCCGCCGGGCGGCGTTCGACCTGTTGGGTTTCGGTTTGGGCAATCAGCTGGTACTGCCATGCGCCGCCTTCTTCGGCCAAAAACTGCTCGCTGATCAGGTGGCACGGTTCGCAGTCGGGCGGGCGGTAGCCAGTGATGGCCAGCCGCAATGCGTCGAGCAGATCCAAGGCCGCACCGTCATGGTTCAGGCCGCGCCCGAACACGGTCAGCGCCAGTGTGACGTCGCGCTGCTGGCCGATTAGGCCGAGGCCGTCCGGGCGGGCAAACTTGCTACCTTGATAACCGACCAGCACCGCGCCCAGCGGTGCCATAAAGCGGTAGCCGGCCGGGTCGTCGGGAAACAGCTCCACCGTGTAGGCGGGCAGCTCGGCGGCCAAGTAATCGCGCACGGCGGTCAGAATCGGGCGGGTGGCAGACATCAATAGCCTCCCCAATCCTGCTTGGCATTGCCGCGCACACGGTAGGCACCGCGCTCGGCCTGCGGCCGTTCGGTATCGCTGGCCAATTCATCGGCACGCACACCCAAATGCAGCTTGCCATCACGTACCTGCACCAAGAGCTTGAGCGCATTGTCGTAGGCTGCCTGCAAAGGTTTGGGAAACTCGGCAGTGTTGATGCGGCGGGTATGCAGCCAGTAGCGCGCGATGTCGCTGCACACCGGCCGCAGGATGCTGGGTACCGGCTCCAGCGGCAGGGTGTAACGACCCATCAGGTAGCCGTCGGCAATTTCGCAGGCATAAGCGATGGCTCTGTCCACCACCACCCAGTCCGGCTCGGTGCTGCCGCCGATATCGTTGGTCAGTTGGGTCAGCTCGGCCAGGCTGACGGCAGCCTTGATGTCTTCGCGCGTGATGTACATGGCCTAGTCCTTTTTGCCTCTGCCGCGTGCTTTGGCCTGTTCTTCAGGCTGCTCGGCAGATTCTGCCGGCTGTTCGGTTTCAGCCTGTGCCGGCTGCTCTGTCTCGGCAGGCGCAGTTTCGGCCTCAGCCGGTTGTTCGGGCTGGGTCGGTTCGGCAGGCGGCTGTTCCGGCACCGGTGTTGTGCCGTCCGGCTGGTAGCCGGATGCGGCCAAGTCTGCGTCCGAGATGCTGCCTGCGGTCACATGTGCGGCCACCAGCTCGTACTGCTCGGGTGTCAGGTCTACGGCTTCGCCGGCTTCGACACGGAACTCCTTGCCCTCGGCATCAGCCAGAATCAGCGGGGTGTTGGCGATATAGGTTTTAATCATGGCTAACCCCTCATTAAGACTTGGATCAGCTCGCCCGCACCGGCAGCGGCACTGCGGGCAATACCGACGGCCTTGGCACTGCCTACGGTCTTGACGGCGCAGCCTTGGGCATCGGGGGATACCTCGTCGCCCACGGCCAGCGCGCCGCCGGCTTCCACCACCACTGTGCCGATGGTGTCAACGGCCAAGATTTCGTTGATGTCGGCATCGTAAGGGGTAGCGCCCAGCACCTTGTCAGTAGCCGTAGCCTGTTTGCCGGCAAAGCTCACAAAGCGGTGGGCCACGATTTTGCCGGTGGTTTTAACGGTGGTAACCAAGACCACCTGTTTGGTCGGTTTAGACATTGTTTTGCTCCTGTTTCTGTGTAAACACGTTTTCTTTCACTCGATAGGCTTCCAGTTCCCACAGCTTGCGGACGGCATCCTGATAAGCCGCCTCACACCCCACTTCTTGATCAAACATGTCCGGGTTGATACAAGCTGACTGGCCAATTACCACAAAGCCCGATTTCAGGGTCAGCGAGCACACTGTAGCTGTCGTTTCGCCAATACGGTGGTAATCGGCTTTGTGGATTTTGTCGGTCAAGTCTTCCAAGGTAACGGACAAATTCATACTGTTCTCCTTCAGGCTACCTGAAAATCTCAGGCAGCCTGTTTCTAGGTTTAAGCGATGGCTTTCTCGAAGAGATAGCCGCAGGCACCGCCGATGGCGGCAGCTTTACGGATGTCGGTGTAGCGCACGTACTCCACCTTGCCGCCCACGCCTTCGTAGCGGTCTACCACCGGCATACCGCGGCGGCGGAAGGTATAGCCGAAGGCGGGCATACCTTCGTCGTTGCCGGCTTCGACCGGTTTCGGGCGCACAATCAGGCTGGCGAAATTGCCCCACACATCCTTGGTGGCTTTCTTGCCGTCGGGTGTGGAGATGGCCTCGCCGACGATGATTTCTTCCACATCCAAGAGGCGGGTCAGCTGCTCGAGCGTAAGAATCCCGCGGTCGCTGTTGGCCGACAATTGCCCGCGCAAGCCTTTATGTAGGATCAGCTTGCTGTACACCGATGCCCCCAATACCAGCACGTTCGGGCGCACGCCGCAGGCGGCACGCACTACTTCCCTTGCATTGGCAATATCGGCCTGTACATCGGAGGTATCGTCGCTCCACTGCTTGGTGGCCGACAGGTCTTTGCTGTGGCCGCTCTCGTAGGTGGGCTTGGCCTGAATCAGCGCGGCAATCTCCAACTCCTGTCGCAGCTGGATACCGGCGGTCACGCGGCGGGTGGCCTTGGCCTTCTCATCAAACACCGATTCGTGCTGTGCGCGGTAGTCCACGCCGGCGGCCAAATCGTGCTCTTCCAGCACCACCGACATCTTGCCCGGGAAGTCCAGCGTAATCACATTGCTGGCGGCACCCACGGCACGCTCGGTTTCATACTCGATCAGCGAGCCTTTACCGAACTTCGGCACTTTGATGCCTTCCTTCTCGGTCAGTACCACCGGCATGATGCGTTCGCCGATGAAACCGCCCTGTCTGTAGCCCAGCGCCAGCTTAGTCAATACTTCGTCCACTTGGCGCAGGTTGCCTAAATACGTGTTGCTCATGTTTTATCTTCCTTTACTGGATAAACGGTTAATCAATTTGCCGTGCGGCGCGCGGCTTCTTCGTAGGTGATGCCCTCGGCTTTCTGCAAAGCCAAAGCCCGCTCGTGGTGGCTCATGCCCTCGGCGAAGTTCAGGCTGCCTTTGGCCATCTGCCCGGTCGGCAGCTGCTGCGGCAGCACCGAGCCCAAAAACTCGCGCAGTGCAACACCCAGCGGCTTCGCCGCCTCGCCCTCGCCGAAGTCGGCGGTGGTGTGCTCGGGGTGCTCGGCGAAATCCAGCACCTGCACCACCAAGGCTTTGTCGGCAGGTTTCAGGCGGCCTTCTTTTACTAAGCCCTCGGCAAAGTCGGCGTTTTGCTTGTGCGACGCGTCGCGCAAATCTTTTGCCTGCTCGTCTTGCAGTTTTTTCAATTCGGCCTTGGCCTGGGCGGCATCGGCCTCCGCCTTCTCACGTGCGGCCTTTTCGGCAGCCAGTGCGGCGGCTTGGTCTTGTTCAGACATGGGAGACTCCTTATGGTCGGTTGGGTTGGGGGTGGGAGGGGGATCGGCAAACAACACCGGGTCGGGCGGCAGGTCGGGCCGGGCGGCCATTTCCTTGATGCCTTCGATTTCCCAGTCCGGCACCACCTTGTCGGCGGCGTCTTGGCCAAACTGGGCAATCAGCCATTCGCGCATATTGCGCCACAGCCGGGCGGCGATACCGTGTGCCGCCTCGGAAAACTCAATCACGCCTTCCTCGGCCGCGCCGAACTCAATCGCCCGCAGCCCCTTGACCGCCGGGGCGTGTGCGCCGAGGAAGCCGACATGGCGCAGGTAGTAGCTGTCCGGCACCGGGTTGTTCGGATGGCCGGGCGGCCAAAAGGAGGCGGATACCTTCTTGTAGCGACCGGCGCGGACGGCAGCGGCAAAGCCATCATCCATTTGGGCAAACTCGGCAGTCAGGCTGCCGCCGTCGGCCGCCAGCTTCGGCACCCAGCCGTAGGCCGGGGCGTTCATAGCCGGATGGCCGATGACAATCGGCGCTTCGTGCAGCTTCGGGTCGTACACTTCGGCGGCGCGCTGTACGTCGGCATCCGTGATGTTCCACCGGCTGCCATCGGCACTGATGCGCTCGCCACTTCGAAAAATCTCAAACATAAAAATCCCCATCACTCGTGTTGTTAAGCGAATGATGGGGCATGGGCTGCCTGAAAGTCCTTTAAACGGGTTTAAAAAAATACCTCCGACGCCGGCATCGCCAAATTTGCGTTTTAAGCGCGTTCGGGCGGCGGGATAAGCAAACGTACCAAACCGTAAAAAGACATCGGTCAGGAACGTTCCTGACCGACCTTGTGCGCGTTTTAATCTGTTTTACTCCCTTTGCCTTTCCCTTCATCGAACAAATCCTGCTGTGCGGCGTCGATTTTAGCCTGTCGTACCCGTTCGATGATGCGGTAAATCCACTGCTCCGAAAACCCGTACTCGCGTGCCAGCTCTTTTTGATTGGTACCGTCGAACTTGTCAAAGATTTCTACGTCGCGCTCGTCGATATCCCACAGCACCCCGTGCGGGATATACAGGTTCTGTCCGCCCCATTCCCGTGCCATACGTTTGGCCACATGGTTACCGATGGTTTTGGCCTGTTTTTTATCCGCCACCCCGGCAGAATGCACTTCCTCTCCGACCTTGGCCGCCAAATCGGACAGCAGCTCGGCTACCCTTGCCTGCGTCATGTTCCCGCTCCTTCCCGCGTTACCCGCTGTTTCCATTTTTTCAAATGCTCAATCACCCGTGAGGCATCGTCCACACTCAGCCAGCCCTGATAATCCACGCCGGTCATGCGGCTGACGAAACGAGCCAGGCTCAATTCGCTCGGGCTGCGTACCGCGCCCAAGCGGTGCAGCTCCAACCACAGGGCACGGATTTTTTTGATTTGCGCATCTACCCCGGCGGCGGCCTCGCGCACCGGAATGTCCGGCTTGCCACTCTCGGCCTGCGCCTTGGTGGTGACCACAAAACCCATCGCCTTCATGCCGCGCAGCGCCAGCTCCAGCTCCTCCAACGACAGTTTGGTGCTGCTGGTCTTGCCGCCCGATACGTTGGCCAACAGCCTGCGGTAGGCGGCATCGTCCAGCATCAGCTGGTTTTTGGCCACGTGCAAGATCTTAATCAGGCGGGCTTTCTTGTGGGTTTTGGGTTCACGCATTTGGACTCTCCTAATGTTCCACTGATGCCGCCGCACTGTGGCAGCGGCATGGGTTGAACATCACTTATTGTTTGAGGGCATCGCGCAGCGGCTTGCCGGCTTTAAACTTAGCCTGTCTGGCCGCCGGAATCGTGATAGTCTCGCCGGTAGCAGGATTTCGGCCTTGGCGTTCGGCTCGTTCGACTACGGTAAAGGTGCCGAAGCCCACTAATAGCACGTCTTCGCCGCGTTTAAGACTGTCGGCCACGATGCTTTCAAAGGCAGTCAATGCTTTGGTGGTATCGCTCTTACTGAGCCCAGCCTCAGCTGCCATCGCGTTGATCAAATCGGTTTTGTTCATTGTGTTACTCCTAAAGTGGTAAACGGCAGACCGTGCCGCGCGGGTTACTGCTTAATCTCTGGGACATCTTGCACTTCCTCACCACGTAGGCGAGCGTTGGCATTGATGGTCATCATCGCTATGGCGGCATAATTCTGTGCCGGGGTATTCTTTTGAGATATGCCTCGCACCATAGGTACGTCACTGGTACATCCGATTTCCAGCGTATTTTCCACGTCTTCGATGGTAATGATTACTTTGGCCATATCGTTACTCCTGCCAACCGCCCATCAATTCAACCAGCTCGCCGATTAAGGCGCTCAGGTTGGCGGACACGATGAGCTGTGAAGCAGCGGCCAAGTCGGCGGCATTGTCGCCGTGGTTTTCCGCCGCTTCCTGCAGCACGTCCAAATACTGGATACGTTTGAGCGTGAACTCGCTGGTTAGCACAAAGGCAACCCGCTCGTCCCAAACCAAGCCCAGTTCGCTCACTGTCTTGCCGCAGCGCACATGGCCGGCCACTTCCTCGGCTGTCAGGTCTTGCCGTTTGATGCGTATTTCCGGCGGTACATCACCCGCGCCTCGCAATGAGGCAATGTCATCCAACTCAAAGCGTCCGGCGGCATGGCCGCGCAACAGCCATTCAGTCATCAGTGCCGATGGCGTTTGGCGGGTGTGCGCCAGCTGGGCTTTCAAGCCGCCCAAGGCTTCGCGCAGTTTAGCGAGCAGGTTTTCCGCTTTGGAGGCGGCGGCGCTGTCCACCAGCAACATGCCGTTGGCAAAGAGTGCACGGGTATGGGTGGCGCGGACAAAGGCTCGCGGCAGCAACTCATCGGTTACCTGCTCCTTCAATTCCTGCCGTTCTTTGCGACCGACGGGACGACCTTCCTGCTGCTCAATACGTGCCACCCGTTCGCCTACCGCCCGCTGGATGACACTACCCGGCAATACCTTCTCCTCCCGCCTTAACGCAATCCCCATTGTTTGTTCAACCTTAAAGACCAATTCGGGGGTGAAGCTCTGCGGTGCGGCAAAACCCTCGGTAAACCAATCTAACCCACCGCACGGGGCAAAGGGTGCGTCGGCTAATTTATCGGCCAGCAGGGCGGCATTCGGGGTTTCAGGTAGCCTGAACACGGTACATTGACTAAACCACATAATTACACCTTCGCGATATCCAAATTCATCAAGCGATACTCGCCGTTGGCATCGCGCTCGTGCACCCGTACAAAGGCCTTGCTGGTATGCACCTGCAGGCTGTCGCTCAATGCGTCCATCGCGCGTTGCCATTTCTCGTCGCTGATGTCCAGACGGCGCAGTCCCAGCACGCGGGCGGTGCTGATATTGCCGTCGCGGTCGGTGGCGAAGGCGGCGTTGATGATGGCCAGCAGCTCGGGGCGGCTGCCTTCCGAGTATTCGCGGATACATTCGTCAATCAGCACTTTGGCAGCGGCCAGTCCCTCGTCGAATACCAGGGCATCTTGCATCGCCAGCTGCACGCGGTATTGGCCGTCGAAACTGTGCAGGCGGATATTGCCCTTCTTGCCGCCCAGCGAGGTGCCGTACTGGTTGGCAGAGAGTTCGGCAAAGGCTGCAATCTCGTCCATCGCCCAGCGGCGGTATTCCTGCAACTCTTCCTGTACCGCGCGGGCGCGGGCGGTAATCTTCTGCACCAGCTCATCGCGCAGCAGGTCAATCGGGCGGATGTTGGCAATCGGCACCAGATTGCCTCGTGCGTCCTTCTTGTATTGGCTCATATCAATTTGGCTCATCTTCATTCCTTCCATCGTCTAAAAATCGGTTTCGTTCAATCATCTTGTCGGCCAGCATGCCTAACATTTCGGCCAAGCGCTTTTTGTTTCTGGCTATTTCCTCTTCCGTCCACACCTTTTTCGGGGCTTCCAGCTGCGGCGGGGGCGGCACGGGCGGGATACAGGCAATCAGCATTTTCGGGGTTGGCCAGCGGTCTACGGTTGCCCATAACGCGCCAAAGGCCTGTCGTATGCGCGGTACGTCGCGCTCGTCGTCCCAGGCAATCGGCAGCGAATCGAAAGCGGCAATCCATGCCTGATACGTCCCGTCGGCCGCATCGAGCGGCGGATGCCCAGGCAACCGCATGGCGAACATGTGCTGGATGCCGGACACCAAGGCATTGTTTACTTCTTTGGTCATCATTTCGGGTCATCATCGCTTAAACTTCTCACCGGCTGCGGCCGCTTGCAGGGTGCTGCTGGCCGCGGTCTGTTGTTGCGGGTTAAGGCTGCCTGAAAGGGCGGTATCCGCTGCCGGAGCCAAGGCCGTGCCGGCGGTTTTGTCCGGCGTCCAGAAGGTCAGGTTCTCCAGCAGGAAGCCGTGGCTGGTCAGGGGCGGGGTCAGCTTGCCGCTGTCGCGGGCTTCGATAACGCGGTTAAACGCCCAAATCCATGCCTCGCGCGGCGCGGGGTAGCTCTGCCGCTTGCGGGTAATCTCACCCGCCTGAATCAGCGGCACCAGCTCACCCAGCAGTTTGGCCGCCCGCGCCCAGCTCAGGTCGCGCTCGCCCGGGCGGAACAGGCCAAGATAGCGCAGCGCGGCTTTGGCCAGCTCGTCGGAGATACCGGCCAGCGCCACCATCAGGCTGCGCGCCTCGTCGTGGGTAATCAGCACCTCAAGGCTGGCGGTGGCGCCGCAGCAGGGGCAACGGGTTTTCATGACTGTTCCCGGTTGATAAAGATGTCGTCGTATCGGTTAAAGGCGGCCATACACACTACCACCAGCAGCATAGCCGCCACCGTCAGCACCAACACACCGGAGACGATGCTGGCCAAATACCAGATAAATTTTGCTACGGTTACCATGTCTTATTCCTCCTTCTGCTTGGCAGGTTGGATTTTTGTGCCGCAGAATGGGCAGTAGCTATGAGTAACTGATGTCTTCATTTTTTTACTGCTCTGTTTCCCATTCTTCCGGGTAACGGTTTCTTCCCACTCCACTTGGGTATAGGTCACAACAGACAAATCCGGCATCCGGAAGCCCGTCTGTACAAAGGTAGGTTTGACACTGACTACCCGACCTTCGGCCTCTAAAGATTTCTGTATTTTTTCAAGGTATGTTTCCAGACAATTGCAGTTCATCGTTACTCCTCCACCGGGTCATACACAATCCCGCGCGCCCGCTCTTGATCGCTCATGCGTTCGTACACTGCTACCGCTTCGGCGGCCTCGCTCTCGGCCTGCCGCTCTTTGGCTGCCAGCCGTGCCGCTGCCGTATCCGGCTGTCCCACCAGCTGCCGATGGGCTGCCGGCTGCGGGGTACAGCTGCCGGCCATGGCGGCATAGGCCACTGCCACGATGGCGGCAATCAACCAGTTCCGGGCTTCGCGACGGGCAACGTTTTTTAATTCCGGCCACATGGTTGTTATCCTTTCCAACTGATGCGGATATAACGCACCGCTTCGCCGATACCGATGCCGATGATGACCAGCGCCAGCGCCAAGGTCAGCGCGTTGCCGAGCACCTGCCAGCAGCTTGCCTGTACAAACCAGTTCCAAAATGCACTCATCTCACACCCCCCTTACCATGTCGCCGTCCACCGGCATCTGCAGCTCGGCCGCCTGATTCATTGCGGCACTGACTAGGTTATTGACTGCCAGCGGGTAGAGCAGGCTGTGCTCTTCCACCCCGCGCCCGCTGCGGCCGCGCACAGTCAGCCGTTCGGCCACCGCGTCAATCGCGCTCTCGTCCATAATTTTGGTGATGTCGCCGCCGGCGCGTTCAATTTTGTGTTTCAGGTAGCCTGCCAGCCGTCCGTCGGTCAGCGGCAAGAGCGTCACCACCTCGCAGCGCTGCACCACTTCGCGCACAGCCGGGTTGTTTTCGCTGAGCTTCTGCGCCAGTTCGGTCTGGCCGACCAGTACGATGCCGAGCAGGCGGTCAAAACCGTTTTTGAGTTCGAAGAAGCGTTTCAGGTGCTTCAGGGTGGGAATCGGCAGGCCGTGTGCCTCTTCGATAATCAGCACATGTTTGTTGCCCGCCTTCGCGCTCTCCTGCAGGGCGCGGTGGATTTGCCTAAAGCGTGCTTCCGAATCGCGGTAGGGGCGGGTGCCGGGTGATACTGCCTCCAAGATGGCGGCGGCAATATGCGCGGCTTTCAGGGTTTTGCCCTTCACATCGTTGTCTTCCATCGCCAGCACATACGGTTCGATGGTGATAACCTGCCTGCCATCACGGTTGATGCGGTCTTGCAGGTCTTCGCGCAGGGTGGACTTACCCGCGCCGCTTTCGCCGACCACCGCCACAAAGCCGCCGTGGCAGGCCGTCTGAAACATTGCCTCGCGCACATAGCGCACATCAGGGGTCATATACACATCCTCTGCCGACCTGATTTCATCGTTGAACGGGTCGCGTACCAGGCCGAAATAACGGCGGGTGGCTTGGGTCAAAGTGGCTTTTCGTAGTAACATATCGTCGTCCTCGCTTTCATTAGGGTGGGCAGGTGCGGTTTCCGGCTCGTTTCTCAGGCTCGCTGGGATGTCCGCACCATTCAGTTTAAAAAAGTCTCTCAGTTTCCCGCGCAGCTCGGCTGCGCCTTTTTTCGGCCATTCGCCGTGGTTGATTACCGCCACCAACCTGGGCTTGCTGCAGCCGATTTCGGCGGCGGCCACGGCGTACGATTTGCCGATTTTTCTAAATGCTTCCTTCATCTCATGCCCCTTTCACAATCCGCAGGCTGCCTGCGGTTTTCAGGCGGCCGAATACTTCTTCGATCTGGCTGGCGGCCACCCCGTCCGGGTACAGCCGTTGCAGGGTTTTCACCGCCTCGCCCCAGTTGCCGCCGGCCGCTTCGATGCGCGGTTTGAGCAGCTTGGCCAGCTCGACCTTGCTCAACACCTGCTCGCGCACTTCCATCGTGTTGTAGGCCATTTGTTGCCCTTGCTTGGGCATATACAGGGTGTTGGCGGCGGCCAGCGTGTCTTCCTGATGTTTGAACGGGTCGATTTCGCCGCCGAAGGGCACTGCCTTGCCTTTGCGTTTGGCGGCTGCCGCTTCCAGCGTGTCGGCCTGCATCGCCAGCTTGTCCAGTTCCTTGGCGTGGCTTTGGGCGATGGTGTCGGCCTGCCCTTTGTATTCCGCACCGATGACGGCGGCATCGGCTCTGAAGCCCATCTCGTCGAACACCACCTCCGGCACCGCCTGCCAGATTTCGTTGCCTTCGCTGTCGTAAGTGGCGATACGTGCGCCGGTCGGCTCCCACGGGTTCTTGGCCACCAGCAGTTTCTGCCCCACCAGCACGCCCTTGATGTCTTTCACGCTGTACACCCGGCCGCCGAAGCGGATTTCCAGATCGGGCGACACCTTGGCTTCTTTCGGCGCAGAAACGGCCAGCTCGCGGCAGTAGTCGGCAGGCGGCGGCAGAATCAGCTGCTCGGCCTTGATTTTGTTCCACGCCTGATAGCGGGTCAGGCCGTGTCGGCTGTGAATCTGCGTGCCGTTGTAGTAACGCATCCAGCGTTCGGCCAGGCGGTTCAGCTGCCCGATGTCGTGCACCTCGGTAAAGCGCAGGCTGCTTTCAAACGCCGTTTCCACAATGTCGTTGCCTTTTTCCACCTGTCCTTTGGCGCGCGGGTTGCCTGGCTTGTTGATCTGCACATGCACGTCCAGCGACTTGCATAGGTTTTTAAACGCTGCCGAGGTATTCGCACTGCCCGGGTCGAGCATTACCATGCGCGGTACGCCGCGGAACGGGTCTTTCAAGACATCCTGTTTCTCCTGCATCATGAAGATAAAGAAGTCACACAGGTTGGCACTGGTCTCGCCGCCGAAGTAGTAGCGGGCAAGGATGGTGCCGCTGGCGTGGTCGGTGCCGGTGTAGCGCCACACGCGGTCGTTTTCGATTTTGACCACGTTTTTCGGTTTGTTTTTGTAGAACTCTTCCTGCTTCATTACCCGCAGGCCGCTGTCCTCGCCGCTGCGCGGCAGGTAGTAGAGCACGCACAGGCTGGGGTCGATCTGCCAGCAGTGGTTCGGGTGTTCCGATTTCATGCGGTTTACCGGCGCGGGCTGCAGCAGTTGGTCGGGGTGCAGCTTGTATTCGCGCAGGGCGCGGGTAACCGTGCTCTCGGACAAGGGCAGCACCTCCCCCGTTTCCTCATCCACGCGGGCGGCATCGATTTTGCCGTTGGCGCGCAGCATCTCCACCGCGCGGGCGACCGACATCAGCCGTTTGCCGTTGCGCCGCATCGCCTCCATCAGCACGGCCGAAATCAGCTGTGCCTCGTGCAGGCTTAATTCCGAGCGGCCGGCATCGCTGCGCCGTTTGCGGCCGGGCTTCACACTGACCGCTTCCAGCTTGCGGTACAGCGTGGCCACGCTGATGCCCAGCTCGGCCGCCTGGCTTTTCAGGTAGCCTGCCTTCTCGCCGTGGCCGAGGGTGGCTGCATGAGCGGCCACGGCAGCCAGTTTCTCGGTCAATGCAGGGTTCATGGTTTACTCCCCGTCCAGCCATTCCGGCTTGGCGTTGGTCGGCGCTTCCTGCGGCAGGGTAAAGCGTTCGCGCAGGGTTTCGGCATCGCGGATGATTTGGTTGATGGCCGCCACCATCTGCGGGCGGTGGTCGTAGCCGTTGGCTTCGCCGTGTGCCAGCATCTGTTCGAAGACCTCGGCAAAGCGGCTCAAGTCGCTGCGGGCGGCCACTTCCAAACCGGAAAGCTGCATGGTCAGCTCGCTGCCCACGTCTTCGGGGCTCGGCTCTTTGCCCGTCTGCTTCTTGGCCAGTTTTTCGGCCAGCTCGTCCACCTTCTTGTTTTTGTCGGCGATGATTTTGTCTTTGGCCTCGGCGGTGTCGCGGCTTTCGCGCAGGGCGGCGCGGAGTTCGTTGCGGGTCATGCGGTCGATGTCATCTAGGGTCATGCCGTTTATCGAACCGCCGTCTGCCAGCTCCTGCAAGTCCTCGTCATCCTCCGTCATCAATTCAAACAATTTGGATTTCCCCAGCGTGAGCAGTTTCGGCTGGGCTTTCAGCAGTTGCGGCGAGCAGAATTTCACGGTTGCCTGAATCATCTTGCGGGCGGATTCGGGGGAAATACCAAACTCACTCTTTACTGTTGCCTGGAATTTACCGTGCGGCATATGCTCTTTCAGCACCACCAGCACCCTGCCGAATTCAAAAAATGCCTCTTGTGCCTCCCTGAATTTCAGCCTCCCGCGTTCGATAAAGACCTTTTCGTCATAGACTTCGCCGTCCGCCCACAGCCGCATGATTTCGCTGCTGTGTATCATCGCGGCCTGTTCCGGTTTCGACGGCTCGGCATCCAAAAATTCAACTTCCGGTGTCATTTTTCATCCTTCCCAAAACGCTCGCTGGCGAGCGTTTTCAAATTTCAACTTTTTGCCAAAACGGTCGCCAGCGACCGTTTTCAACCCTTAAAATCGGCTGCCGGCTTCCAACCGATAGCTTATTTCTTTCAGCCGTTCCTGCAGCTGATCATGCTGCTGTCTGAACCGCTCTGCGATTTGCAGAGTGCGCATGCTGTAGGCGAAATTGCCGTTGTCCAGCTTCATTACCAACCCTTCCTCAATCAAATCATTCAAATCCCGGCTCACATACGAGGGCGAAATACCGAGACTGTCGGCAATCTCCTTATTGCTCAAGCCGATAATCGGATGGGCTTTCAATGCTTTAAAAACCTTTAAAACCCGGGTTCCTTTGCCTGTCGCCATTTCAATCCCCCGCCTTCTTCAATGCCCGTTCCATAATCCGCCGCAGGGCTTTGGCCATTGCCGCTGCCTCTTTGCCTTCCAAGCAAATGCTGCCGTAGTTGGTCAGTATCTCCACCGCCTGCGCGCCCTCGATGGCGGGGATTTGTTTGCCCAGCGCATAGCGGGCGGTTTCTGCATCAGTCATTTGGCTGCTCCTTCAGTCCCAATTTAATCGCCGCCTCGTGCGCCATGCCGCGCCGGCCTTTCAGCTGACCGCGCAACAGGTGCTCCACCACCGTGCGCTCGAAGCCGAAATACCGCGCCCACGCGCTGCGGTTGATGCCGTGCCGCACGAAATACCGCTGTGCCGACTGTGTCGTCTGCGGATAAGGCAGCGGTAGAAATTTGTCATGTTGCTTGCTCATTTGGTGCCTACCTGTGTTAATCTGTGCTAATCGTTTATCCCGAGGAATCCCGCCATGCATATCGACAATGCACCCGAGTTTTCTACTGCCGAAGAACATATTGCCGAGCTGTACCGCCGGATAGATGGGTTAAGTGCCCGTATTGACAGTTTCGACTTGGTGTTCTATCCCATCTGCCTCGCCATCCGTTTGCAGTCTCCCCTTTTCTTTGATGAAATCACGTCCGGAATAGAAACCGTCCATCGACAGAAAACAAAAGAGGCGGCGGAGACGGATTCCCCGATTGATCCTAATAATGTCTATGCTTTGGAACGCTTCTTAGCAACGGCCAAGCTTGTTCGAGAGAGTGCCGAAAAAGCGCTAGCCGAAGTTGCCGCTGCCGGGAAGCCAGCCGGATAAAAGCCTTTCTCTTCCGGCTCAAGGCCGCTTGGATTTCCTGACGTATGATTCGACGCAATTCTTGTTCGGTCATTTTTCGTCCTTTTCTGTGTCGGATTGGTTTTAACTGTGGTGTTGCGTGTATATTATACACACTTGCGTATAAAGTAAAGAGGTTTTTGATGCAATCGCGTATAAAATCTAGACTGCTGCTTGCTTGCAAACAATTAGGAATAGATAAACCAAAGGATTTTCAAGCTGCTACAGGCTTTCCTTATCGGACTGCACAAAGTTACCTAAATGGGACGAGAACACCGAATGCGGAGGGCTTGGCGGAAATTTGTACGCGATTGCGTATAAATCTAAACTGGCTGCTGACTGGAGAAGGTGTTTTTTTTGTTGATAATGCGGTCTCAGTTGGGCTACCTGAAACCACTCCATCCGGCTTAAACGCGGAAGAGCAGGAGCTGCTGGCCTTGTTCCGCCAGTCCAGCGAACTTGGCCGCGCCGTCATCATGAGCGCCGCCCGGGGCGCAGAGAAAAAAGAAGCCGCATCTGCGGCTGATCAAGTAGCTTAGTTTTAATTGTCCGTTTAATTGAACTGAATGAAAAGGAGATGAGTATGAAAAAAGCAACATTATGTCTACTATCCATTTTGGCGTTGGCAGCTTGTAATCAAAGCACCTCTTCTCAAGAAACTAAGGTAGAGGAGCCAAAATCCAGCTCTGCATCTGTTGAAGTAGCACGGCCTGAGCCTACTGCGCCAGAATTAAAGCTGATCGAAGATATGCAGTACATCACAGATAAACTGAAAACTATCCCAACTTTGGGTAAAGTTGTTATCTACACCGAAGAGACCGACCCAAATCATCGGCTTGGCCGCCCTGGGCAATATTTCGCCAAATTAAATTTTACTGATACCCGCTACAAATCAGAGCCTGAAAATTTCGGTACGATAGAAGTCTTCAAAACAAGAGAGGAGTTGGAGGAAAGGTATGACTATGTTGCTTCGGTTACCAAAGGGACTCCTTACCTCGTATACCAATTCAAACATGAAAATCTTCTTATGCGGCTGCCGCAAGAAATGACTCCGACACAAGCCAAAGAGTACGAAGCCGCCTTAGAGCAGATGTAACGTAGCTGCCCGATTAGTAGCTAACAATGCTGGTAAGTTTTTTTAAACCCGTTTAAAAGACCCCCGCCACCCCCATCAGCCACAATCCCTGCATCAACACCGATGCAGGGATTTTCTTATGTATATCACCATTACCGCAGGACACAGTAACACCGACCCCGGCGCCGTCAACGGCAGCGACCGCGAGGCCGACATCGCACAGGATATGCGCAACATCGTCGCCTCCATCCTCCGCACCGACCACGGATTGGAGGTTAAAACCGACGGTGAGGGCAAGGGCAATCTGCCTTTGCGCGAGGCAGTCAAGCTCATTAAAGGCAGCCGTCTGGCTGTCGAGTTCCACACCAATGCGGCACTCAATAAAACCGCCACCGGCATTGAAGCCTTATCTATCCCAAAAAACAAAGCCGCCTGCCAGCGCCTGTGCCGTGCTGTGGAACAGGTCACAGGCTGGAAGCTGCGCGGCGAAGACGGTTACAAACCAGACAACGCCGGCCAGCACAGCCGCCTGGCCTACGCCCAAGCCGGTGGCATCATCCTCGAGCCGTTTTTCATTTCCAACGACGCGGACTTAGCCCAATGGAAGCAAACCAAATGGAGCATCTGCCGCGCCATCGCTAACGCTATTGCCGAAGAGGTTCAATCATGAAAATCACTTCTAAAGACGGGAAATTCTTTGTGTTCGATGCAACCGAGAGCCTGTTGCTTAATATTCTGCGCAACTTGTTTACCCTTTCTATTCTGGCCTTCTGCATCTACATCAGCCGGGGCTCGGCATGGTGGACATTTGTCAGCGGCTTAATGTTCATCGTTGGAATATTCAGCTGGCTGTTCGGTCAACTCAACCGGGTGCTTACCTTTAATTCATGGGATGAATTCCGCGCTTGGGTCGAGCAGCAGGAGAAAAGCCGCCATGAATAGCCTTAAAAACTGGCTTGCCGGCGCATTTACCAACCCGTCCAGCGGCCAAGCCAGCCACACCAAGGTATGGGCCAACGTGGCCTACGCCGTGATGACTTACAAATTTGTCATGGCACCCGAACCGGTGGAGTGGATGTGGTGGAGCTACGGCTGCATTGTGGGCGGCTACGCCCTCATCAAGCGCGGCCTGTCCATCATCCCGCAGCTGGAACAGATCAAACAACAGGGAGATCAAAATGTGGATGCTACCGACGAATAAATCTTTGCTGTACGCGTTCGGCATCGGCCTGACATTGGCCAGCGTATACGGTGCGGGCTACACCCACGCCCGCCGTATCTATCGTGGCGAAATCGCACAGCTGCAGCAGCGCCATACCGAACAGGCGCTGGCCGCCGAACAAGCCTACAGCGCCAAGCTGGCCGAAGTCAGCGCGGAAAAACAGAAGTGGCACGACTTCGCGCAGCAGCAATCGGCCAAGCTGGCTGAAACCACCCGTCAATTGGACACCCAAACCACACGCATCAAACAGGAGATAGCAAATGCAGTCAAAAACGATCAAAGCAGCGGCCGTTGTTACAGCGGCCTTGGCACTGGCAGCCTGCAGCTCTACAAACAAGCCCTTGGCTACACCGATTAAGGTGGTGGAGCGCCCGGTGCTGCCGCCCGCCGCTGCCGAACTGCTGGCCGAGCATCCGCGCCCGGCGCCGCCGGTTTCAGGCAGCCCCACCGATTTGCTCAATCACGCCGCCGACTACGGCGCATGGTGCGGAAAAAGAGATACCCAAGTACGCGGGTGGCAGGAATGGTATCGGAGCAAGCAGTAATGGATATTTCAGACAGAGCCACCCAGCAGGAGGAGCTGGCGCGAGAGGAGGCACTACGCCAAATCAGGCTACCTGAAAATCCGGCCGCCACCTCGCTCTTGTACTGCGTGGATTGCGGTGCCCGCATCCCCAAACGTCGCCGCCTGGCCGTCCCCGGCTGTACAAGATGCGTGGGCTGTCAGGCCTATCAAGAAATCGGATACCCCTGAATCATGGATAACAGAACCTTTATCAGTATCGAATTTTGGCAAATCGTCTCTTTCCTAATGGGCTTTTTGGGCGTGTGCTGGATGTTCGGCAAGATGCTACTCACCCATTACGAAAGCCGGTTGGCTCAGGTTTATAACAAAAGCGAAGAGTTGGAAAAAACCGTCAACAGCCTGAAAGAAACCCTGCCGCTGAACTACGTCCTGCGAGAAGACTACATCCGCGGACAGGCGGTGTTGGAAGCCAAAATGGACGCACTCCATAAAACCATTAGTGACCTTTATAAATTGGAAAGTGGGAAAAAATGATGCAACAAGCCCGTACTGCCGGCCTGCGCTGGCAGATTATCAGCATTCTTAACAAGGCCCGACCGCACACTTCATCGGAAATCATGTTGCTGGATATCCTGCGGGCAATCTATGCCGACACTACGGCCACCGAATTGCGGCGCGAACTGGACTATTTGGCCGACCGCAAGTTAGTGGATCTGGTCAAGCAGCCCATCGGCATGTGGCTGGCCGACCTGACCCGATTGGGTGTGGACATCGCCGAATACACCATCGACTGCCAGCCCGGTATTGCCCGACCGGACAAATACTGGGAGGGTTGATCATGGCACGCCGCAGCACCATTGCCCTGTTGCCGGACGATGTCCGCCACGAGTTCGAACGCCGGCTGGCGGCCAATGCGTTCGGCAACTATACCGAGCTGACCGAATGGCTGAACGAACAGGGTTACGAAATCAGCCGTGCGGCCGTACACCGCTACGGCCAAAAGGTCGAGCGCCGATTTGCCAGCATCAAGGCCAGCACCGAAGCCGCCCGTCTGATTGCCGAGGGCGCATCCGATGAAGGCGACACCCGTTCCGAAGCGCTGATGGCGATGTTGCAGACTGAGCTGTTCGATGCATTGGTCGCCATTGGCGAGATACCGGATACCGAACTGAATGTGGTTGACCGCTTCGGCATGATGTCGGAGGCAGCCAAAAAGATTTCGGCACTCACTTCGGCCAGCACCCGCCTGAAGCAATGGCAGAGCAACCTGAAAGAGAAGATGGATGCCAAGTTTGCTGCACTCGAAGCCGAATCGGCCAAGCAGGACAGCGGCCTTGACCCGGAAACACTCAAACGCATCAGGCAGGAAGTATACGGGGTGTTTTCATGACACAGCCGGCCTTAACCCTCTATCCCTACCAGCAGCGCTGGCTGGCCGACCACAGCCGCTTCAAAGTCGGTATGTTTGCCCGCCAGACGGGCAAAACCTTTACCACCACGCTAGAAATCGTGTTGGACTGCTTAGATGCGGAATCGCAAGGCAAACGCACGCGCTGGGTCATCCTGTCACGCGGCGAGCGGCAGGCGAAAGAAGCAATGAACGAAGGCGTGAAACGCCATCTGGAAGCGGCCGGCGTGGCCTGCGAAGTGATGCAGGTACCGTTCGACGCCACCACCAACGCCCTAGAAGTGGTGCTGCCCGGCGGCAGCAAGATTACCGCGCTACCCGCCAATCCCGACACCGCCCGCGGTTTCTCGGCCAATGTGTTTCTCGACGAGTTCGCCTTCCATAAGGACAGCCGCGAAATTTGGAAGGCGCTGTTCCCGGTCATCTCTGCCGGCTGGAAGCTGCGCGTGGTTTCCACGCCGAACGGCAAGGGCAACAAATTCTACGAGCTGGTTACCGACGAAAAGAATAAGGAATGGAGCCGCCACATCGTCGATATCCATCAGGCCGTGGCCGACGGTTTGCCGCGCGATATCGAACAGCTGAAGGCCGGTCTGAACGATGATGATGCCTGGGCGCAGGAGTTCGAGCTGCAATGGCTGGACGAGGCCAGTGCCTGGCTGTCCTACGATCTGATTCACGGGGTGGAAGACGAGCAGGCCGGGCTACCTGAAAACTACACCGGTAATCCTTGTTATGTCGGCGTCGATATCGGCATCCGCAACGACCTGTTTGTGATTTGGGTGTTGGAGCAGGTGGGCGACGTGATGTGGACGCGCGAACTGATTACCCGCCGCCGTGCCAGCTTCGCCGAGCAGGATATCCTGCTGGACGAGGTGTTCGAACGCTACCGCGTCTTGCGCTGCTGCATGGATAAAACCGGCATGGGCGAAAAGCCGGTGGAAGACGCGCAACGCCGCCATGGAGAGAGCCGGGTAGAAGGCGTGCTGTTCAATACCGCCTCCAAACTGGCGCTGGCCACCATCGGCAAAGAGGCGTTCGAAGATAAGAAAATCCGTATCCCTATCGACCAACACCTGCGCAGCGACCTGCACAAGCTGCAAAAAACCACCTCCGCCACCGGCGCACCGCGTTTTGTGGCCGAATCCGATGCCAACGGTCACGCCGACCGAACTTGGGCGTGCTTTCTTGCCCTCAATGCCGCCGACGGCGAGACCGGCCCGGTACGTGTGGCCAGCCGTAAAATCCGCCGCCGCAGCCCCTTAACCCGAGGATACTGATATGGCCAAACCCCACTTCAAACTCAAAACCGCCAACGGTGCGGTCAAACTGACCGCCGCCAACCTGTCCGCCCACCTCGCCGTTGCCCAACGCTTTTGGGGCATCGGCGGCTTCGGCGGCTATCTGCCCAATCCCGACCCCGTGTTGAAAAAGCTCGGGCGTGACATCTCGGTTTACCGCGAGCTGCTGTCCGACCCGATTGTCGCCGGCCATGTGCGCCGCCGGAAGTCAGCCGTGGCGGGCATGGAATGGCGCATTGAAGCCAACGGTGCGCCTGACACGGTCTGCGACACCATTGCCGAGCTGTTCTCCGGTTTTGACCTGTACCGCCTGATCAACCAAATCCTAGACGCCGCCCTGTACGGCTATCAGCCCTTGGAAATCATCTGGCAGCGGGGCAGCCTGTGGCTGCCGTCCGAAATCGTGGCCAAGCCGCAGGAGTGGTTTCAGTTCGACCAAGACGGGCAGCTGCGCTTCCGCCTTTCAGGCAGCCTGAACGACGAACCGGTACCGGCCTTCAAATTCCTGTGCCCGACCCACAATGCCAGCTACATCAACCCCTACGGTATCGGCGATTTATCCTGCATCTACTGGCCGACCATCTTCAAACGCGGCGGCCTGAAATTCTGGGCGGAGTTCTCGGAGAAGTTCGGCGCACCGTGGATCATCGGCCGCGAGCCGCGCAGCAATACCGACCAAGACACCGACCGCCTGCTGGATGCGCTGGAACAGCTAATCGGCAACTCGGTGGCCACCATTCCCGACGACTCCAGCGTCGAAATCAAAGAGGCGGCGGGCAAACAGGGCAGTGCCGATGTGTACGACCGCTTTATCCGCTACTGCCGCTCCGAAATTGCCATTGCGCTGCTCGGCCAAGACCAAACCACCGAGAAAGACAGCACCCACGCCAGCGCCACCGCCGGTTTGGAGGTAACCAAGGATATTCGGGACAACGACTGCCGCATCGTCGAAGGCTGCCTGAACCGGCTCATCGACTGGATCTGCGGTTTCAACTTCGCCGCCGACACCCCGCGCCCGCAGTTTGTTTTGTACACCGAAGAAGCAGGCGACAAGACCTTGGCCGAACGCGACCAAATCCTGACCGGCTGCGGTGTCCGATTATCCGAAAGCTACTGGAAACGCGCCTACAACCTGAGCGACGACGATATCGTTCAGGTAGCCTCTCCGCCAAATGCGACGCCGGCGTCACATTTGGCCGACTTCGCCGAACACCGGCCGGCTGCCGATGCCGGCTTGGTCATCGACACCCTCGCCCCGCTTTCAGGTAGCCTCAATGCACAGGGGCAGGCATTAACCGATATCTTGATTGGCAGCCTGAAACAGGGGGCGGTCACGCCCGAAGCGGTGCTGGACAGGCTGACCGCCGCTTATCCGAATATGGATGATGCCGCGCTTCAAGAGGAATTGGCACGCTTAATCTTCCTGGCCGAACTGGTCGGCAGGGTGGAAGCTGCTGAGGAGCTGGCCGAATGAACCCCGAAGACATCAAAGCCGTCTTCGGCATGCAGCCCGAAGCCGCCGTAGCCTACCTGCGGCAGAAAGGCATCAACGTATCGTGGGACTGGCAGGACATGCTGGACGATGCGCACGCCACCGCCTTCACCGTGGCCAAAACCGCCCGCATGGATGTAGTCGGCGATATCTATGCCGCCGTGGTTAAAGCCGCCGAAAGCGGGCAGACCTTGGAGCAGTTCAGCGAGCAGCTGACGCCGATATTGCAGGCCAAAGGCTGGTGGGGCAGGCAGGACGTGCCGCACCCGGACACCGGCGAAATCCAAACCGTGCGCCTGGGCAGCCCGCACCGCCTGAAAACCATCTACCTGACCAATATGCAGTCGGCCTATATGGCCGGGCGTTATGCCGAGATGACGGATGCGGTCGACACTCATCCATACTGGGAATACGTGGCAGTCAATGACGAACGTACCCGCGAGACCCACCGCCTGCTGCACGGCAGCGTTTATGCCGCCGACGACCCGGTGTGGGACAGCCTGTATCCGCCCTTGGACTACCGCTGCCGCTGCCGGGTTCGACCCTTGTCGCGCAGCCGTGGGGCAGACCGGGTAAAACCCAGCCCGCAGCTGGAAACCCAAACCGTGGACATCGGTGTCAACCAATATACCGGCGAAGAACGCCATGCCCGGCGCACCGGCATCCGCATCAACGGCAAATTCGTCGCCCCCAATGCCGGCTTCAATGCCAACCAAGGCAAAGCCATGCTCTCGCGCATGGCTTCGGTAGCGGTGGATAAGGCGCAGGCTGCCCATCCTGACATCGCCCGTGTGGCGCTGCGGCAGATGATGGGCAACGAGCGTTTCAAATCCTCGCTCAATGCCGCCCAATTGGCTTGGGTGCTGCAATTATTGAGGGGGTGATGGCTATGGTGTATCTAGACTGGAATCCCGATGACGAGCATAGCGGCGATGTGCAAGTCGACCGTGCATACGATTTGAGTTCCATTTTATTGAGCTATAACGGCCTGACCGTCCGTCTGGACGGACATCAGGCATTCGTCATCATGCAGGGGCTGGCCGAGGTGTTGAACTACGAACTGCTGGAACGCGCACCCGGTGAGGAAGACGATGCTTGAAATCAGCTTGGACGACAGCGACCTGAAACGCGGCCTCGGGCAGCTGCTGCACAATGCCCGCCACCCGCGCCCGATGATGCGAGCCATTGCCGCCGAGCTGCTCAGCATCACCGAAGACAACTTCGCCCACGAAAGCTGGGGCGGCAAAAAATGGCCGGCCAATGCGCGCGGCGGCAAAATCCTGCAAAAGAGCGGGCAGCTGGCCGCCAGCATCCACACCGCCTCCGGCAGCAATTTCGCCCGCATCGGCACCAATAAACCCTATGCCGCCATCCACCAGTTCGGCGGCACGGTCAAAGCCAAAAACAAACCCTATCTGGTATTCAAAGTCGGCGACGGCTTCCGCAGGGTCAAACAAGTCAAAATCCCGGCACGCCCCTACCTGCCGATAAGCAAAGGCGGTACACTTCAAGCCGGCGCCGAATCCCGCCTGTTGGATGTTGCCCTCGATGCTTTGGCACGGGGTGTCCGAAAATAAAAAAGCGGGCAAATCCGCCCGCTCCGTTTTGTTGCACCCAGTGCAACGTTGTTACAAATTTCCCATCCCCCATCATCCATCCTCATCCAACTTAATCCCATTTATCTCACAGACCCCTTATATTTATCTCACTGGGTTTCAAACGTTGTAGGCTGGTAATGGAAAAAGGAAAGGCTACCTGAAAGTTTCAGGTAGCCTTTTGCATTATAGTGGATTAAGTTTAAACCAGTACGGCGTTGCCTTGCCGTTCTATCCGTACTGCCTGCGGCTTCGTCGCCTTGCCCTGATTTTTGTTAATCCACTATAAAAGCGCCAT